TCTAGAGGGCTTAACTCTTACGCCGAGTATGCCAGTCGACACGATTAATGTGGTTATTCCGCGTGTTACAGTCGCTGCTAACCCTATGACCATGGCCATAGTCATGGTTGCCACGGCTGCACTTGTCATTGCTACTCGCACTGCAACCACAGCCGCCACAACTATCCGGTCCACCACAGCCACTCCTGCCAAAGGTCTGACAGACTTCGAATTAGGTCCAACTACCCTTCTTGTTTTGACCGCCACGCTCATCCGTTCTGCGGCGCGCCAGTAATGCAAGACTCCTGCCACAACCACTTTCAGTCGCTTGCCCAATAAAGACTGCTTCCTATGCCTCTACTGCGTCGTGAAGACAGCGACAGAAAGCGTGGATTCCCTCAGAGACAAGAGCCGGTCTCCCCGAAACAGAAGGAAAAATCTCCTGCAAGAAAAGAGGCCAGCAAACCTGCTGCATTTTATACAGCAGAAGAACACAAAAGTGAAACGCAAGTAAATCGAGCAAAGGTCAAGTCAGAAGAAAGACAGGATCGTCCTCAGAAGCCACACAACTCCTACTAGAATGACACGATTCAGTAGCGACCCTAATAGGTCGAATCGGATGCATCTGACAAAGAAGCTCTGCTACTTCCCCACGAGTTATATCAAAAGCAAACTGATTCTCGTGCTGCCGCCAAAAATCCATCACTTGCACGGAGAGCCGAACTTCTCAAGCAGCAAGAGCGAATCCAACAACAGAAGTCAATCGCCATCATCCCGGTTATTGGCGTTGTCGACCAGCGGGATAGCTGGGTGCTGTCGTTCTTCGGTGGAACATCGACCGAATGGATTGCCGCACAGATTGACGCCGCGGTGGCCGACAGTTCCATCGGCGGCATCGTTCTGGACGTCGATTCCCCTGGTGGCTCGGTGTATGGCGTGCAAGAGCTGTCTGACAGGATATACCGCGCGCGCGCGAGCAAGCCGATATATGCGAGCGTCAATGGTATGATGGCCTCGGCGGCGGTCTGGATTGGAACTGCGGCGGAGCGCGTGTTTGTTTCGCCAAGCTCGGAGGCCGGCTCCGTTGGCGTCGTCTATGTACACGAGGATACATCCGCGGCCGACGAGCAGGCTGGCGTGAAATATACCATCCTGACAGCCGGCAAGTACAAATGGGAGGATGCTGGCGGGCAGCCGTTGAATGACGACGCAAAGGCCCACATTCAGGGCCGGATTGATTCATACTACGCGCAATTCCTGGCCGACGTGCGCCGCAACAGGCGAGACCGCCCAAACGTCAGCCATGCCGAGAAGTTCGGAGACGGCCGAATGTTCGGCGCCAAAGAGGCTATTGCGAACGGGCTGGCGGACAAGGTCGCGACAATGGATGAAGTGCTCGGCGTGATGGCCGGGAAGATTCAGAGCAACCAGGCGAGGGCTAAGGCTATTGCCACGGCGGAGGAAAAGTACGCTGGATAGAAATTACAGAATTCTGTAATTTTGTGTTTGCACACCGCAGCCCGCGTGCTAGACTATTCATAAGTCAAATTGTCCTGGCCCTTGGTTTACGCCATTGCGTGCATCGGGAGTCGAGGACGGATCAATTCGCAGCGTCGCCATAGCGGGCTCGAATTGCTCTGGCTGGTTTGTTTAACCAGTCGGGCAATGCGAGCCCGTTTTCATTTCGAGACGATCAGTTGCCCGGCGCATTCATAGGGCAACTGAAATGCCTACCGCAAAAGAACTTGCAACCCAAATTCGTTCACTGATTGACGAGTCGAAGCGCCTGAAGGCGTCCGCGGAAGCAGAGGGCCGCAATCTCACCGAGGCGGAAGACGAGCGTCTGACCGCAATCGCGTCAGAGATTGAAGACCTCAACAGCCAGGTCGACGCAATCAATGCCCGCGAAGACCGCGACGCGAAGATTGCCGCGGCTGAGAAGCGGCTGAAGACTCCGCGTTCCCTCGGTATCGACCTCGGTAAGCCGGGCGGCGAGACGCAGATTGAAGTCGGCGAGCCCGGATGGAAGAAAGACCCGAGCAAGGGATTCAAGGACCATCGCGACTTCCTCAGGGCGGTCATGGGCGCCGGAAGCCGGCCGACCGACGAACGCCTCGTATTCCTCCGAAAAGCCAGCGCCGGATTCAATGCCACCGCCGGCAGCGATGAACAGTCCACATTCCACGATGCCTACGGCGGATACCTTGTCCCTGTCGGCATCATGGGCGGCCTGCTGACCGTCTCTGCTGAAGCCGACCCAACGGCTGGCCTTGTTCTGAACATTCCGATGGAAGCGCCGGAAGTTCGAATGAACGCCCGCGTTGACAAGTCGCACAGCACGAGCGTTTCCGGCGGACTTCGCGTGTATCGGCGCGAAGAGGCAGGAACTGTTACGGCGTCTAAGATGGAATTCGAGCAGGTCGCATTGAAGGCCAGCCCGCTCATGGGCATCTCGCACGCGACAGAAGAAGTTCTCGCCGACTCTCCCGCATCCTTCATTGCCATGCTGCAAGCCGGATTTGGCGACGAGTTCGCGGCGAAGATCATCGACGAAAAGTTGAACGGCACGGGCGTCGGCACGATGGAAGGCGTCATCGCGGCCCCCGGAACCGTCACTGTCTCGGCTGAATCGGGCCAGACTGCGGCGACGATCAATGCGACCAACGTCAACAAGATGCGCGCTCGCTGCTGGCGATACGGCCAGGCGGTTTGGCTCGCGAACCACGACACGATTCCGTCTCTGTTCGAGCTGAATCAGGGCGTGGAAACGGCGCCGATGTGGCAGCCGTCACTTCGCGAAGACCACCCCGACACCCTGCTCGGCCGCCCGATCATTTTCACCGAATACTGCCAGACGCTCGGTACCAAAGGCGACTTGGTTCTCGGCAACTGGTCGCAGTATCTCGTCGGCACCTATCAGCCGCTTTCGTCCGCTGAGTCGATGCACGTTCGATTCAACGAGCACGAGCGCGCGTTCAAGTTCTTCATGCGAAACGATGGCCGCTGCTGGTGGAGGGCGGCTCTCACCCCAAAGAAGTCGGCCGCAACCCTCAGCCCGTTTGTGGTTCTCGCAACCCGAGCCTAATCGCATCGGCGATTGAATAGGAGCAAAAAAGAAAATGGCAACTGCACAGACAATGCAAAAGCTCTTCAGCCGAATGGCGTGGAAAAGCTACGACTTCGATCCCAACGCGACGACCGCAACGGAAATCGGCTGGGTGGACATGCAGAACTACCAGCTCTTCGCGGCCCAGTTCTTCCGAACGATCGGCACCTCGAACGTGACATTCAGTATCGTCGCGAATTCAGAGAGCGACGGAAGCGGCTCTGACGTGACCGTGAAGACGCACGCCGTCGGTTCTCAGCCCGACGCCGTTGGCGACCAACTCTTCCTGTCGGTTACAGCGGAAGAGATTGCCGCGGCGGCCGAAGCTGCGGGCACTACCGCCCGCTACGTCACGGCTGTCGTCTCTGTCGCCACGAACACGGACGAAGGCGTTGTCAGTTACATCCGCGCGTTCCCGCTCCGGGCCGTAAAGGATTTGACCGCCGATATCGTCGCCTAAGCATCCACAGCCTGAAAGCCGCACAGGCATAAACAAGGGCGGCAATGGAGTTGACTTATGGCTATGCGTGGTCGTTCTGACATCATGAAAACAGCGATGGAAGACGGCGTCCTGATTACTCGGGCGCGGTCTGACAATCGCATTATCTCAATCGACGCTCCGATTGTGTTTGGCAGCGATTTTATCGGCGCCGGAACACTCGGGTTCCCTTGGCTGGTGTCTGCGGTAAACAGCGGGACCGTCGTTGGTTACTCGGCTGCTGCTGCTCCTGGCGGGTATATCCTCGCCACAACTGGCGGCGCAGATGACGACGATCTGGACATTGGCGGGCCCCTGTGCTTCACCTCTACGAAGGGGATGAACTTCGAGGCCCGGCTTGCGCTGCGAGACGTTGACCAGTGCTCATTCAATCTCGGCTGGAGTGATACACCTGCCGGCGAAGCGGCGGACTTGATTGCAATCAATCATGCCACTGCATCGCTGACCAGCACGGCAACTGACTTCTGCGGATTCTTTTCGTCTTCGGACTCTACGACGAATAAGGTCCGCGCCGTCTCTGTCGCTGGCGACACCGACGGAACGATTATCAGTTCCGGCTCACTTCCGGCAGACGATGAGTTCTTCACGATCAAGTGCGTTGTCGATCCTGCTACGCGAATCCCGCGATATTACTACAACGGGACCGCGCTGACGGCGTCCACTGACGCGCTTACATCGACAGCCAACTTGTTCTGTCCGTACATCGCGCTCCGCACGCTCAACGGCAATGCGGAAGCGATGTTTGTTGACTATGCGTGGTTCTGGCAGGCCAGGGTGTGATTTGGCTCTGACTGAAGGTCTATATCGGCTTGTAACCGCTCCGGCTGTTGAGCCGATTTCGACAGACGAAGCGAAGTCACAACTGCGGGTGACATTCTCGACGGATGACACCTATATCGCAGCTTGCATATCAGCCGCACGCCGGAGAGTAGAGAACGAAATCCGGCGGGCGCTGATTACGCAGACATGGGACTTCGTCACTGCGTCATTCCCGTGCGACGGCTCGTGTATCGAGCTGGAGCACACGCCCATTCAGAGCATTACGTCGATCAGCTATTACGACATAGATGGAGCAAGCCAGACGTGGAGTTCGAGCGAATATCAAACATCGCTGGGCCACGACTGGGGAACGATAAAGCCAGGGTATGGATACTTCTATCCACAAACGCGGAGCGGATCACTTGAAGCGGTGACGGTTCGCTTTGTGTGCGGATACGGATTGGCGGCAGCGGTTCCAGACGACATTAAGCACGCAATCAAGCTGATTGTGGGGCACATGTACCGAAACCGCGAAGAGGTTGTTACTGGCGTAACGGCAATGGTCATCCCGAAAAGCGTTGATGCGCTGCTGTCGCCATACAGGGATTTGAGGTTCATGTAATGGCGGCGCAGTCGGCAGGACAGTTGGACCGCCCCGCCAATGTCCAGGTGGCGACCGAGGCGAGCGACGCAAACGGCGCGCACTACATCACCTATTCGACGCAGAGCGACACGCACTGGGTCAACATGGAATTGAGAGGCGGGCGCGAGTTCGAATATGCGGCGTCAAATGTGGCCGATGCGGACGCCTTGATTACGGCGAGACATGGCGCGGCATCGTTTGTGACCCGAAAGGACCGCTGGATCGTTGAGAACCGCACTTATGCGATTCTCGCGGTGCTGGATGAAGGCGATAACCGCGACGTGATTCGGTTTGTGTGCAAGGAGATTGTTGCCTAGTGGATTTTGAGATCGACCTTAACCAGAGGGAATTCAAGCTTATCGGCGATTCACTGGTTGAAATGGCTGACGGCAAAAAGCGCTATCTCAACAGGGCGGTGAAGAACTCTCTCCGCGCGGGACTTGGCGCGGCGCTGGATGTGGCGCAACGCCAAGCTCCCCGCCTGAGCGACGAAGAGGCAGAGAGACTTTCCGGTAGCAGGCATGTGATTCCTGGCCTTCTAGCTGCAACGATACACATCGTCAAGGAGTTCAGCACGCGGCGCCGAACCATTGCGGGAAGAATTCAGACCGGAACCAGGGAGATGTTGCGAATATCTGCCAGCGATCCGAATTACTGGCCCGCGGCAGTTGAATACGGACACGCGGCCCCTGGAGATCGTGGCGGCGTCAAGGTTGTTCGTCCGATTCCGTTCATGCGGATTGCATACGACAAATCCAGAATACCGGCGACGATCGCTTTTGCGCGTCAGTTTCGCAGGGAATACGGAATCGCATTGAGGCAACTTTTCAAGCGAACGATTCGTGCCTTGAAAAAGGATGGCTGATGGATGGCGTTCAACGGCGAATTCATCACCTATCTGAAGGCCACGGCGTCACTCGATTCGGCCTTCGGCGACCGCTTCTATTGGAACGAAGCGCCGCCATCGGCGAACCAGGCCATTGCGTCGAGCGGATGCTACGCGGTCTTCAACGAGATTACGGCGGACAGGCCGAAGCACCTGCTCGCGACCTCCGGCGTTATTCGCAGCCGGATTCAATGCTCGGTGTATGCGATGACGCACGCCGGCGCGGAAACAGGATTCGAAGCACTCAGGACTGTCACGGATGGATATCGCGGAACGATGTCCGGAGTAACGGTTGAAAGAATATGGCTCGTCGACAGCGGCGACATTTATGTGGCGGCACAGCGCGGAGAGAACGTTGGCCTGCACGGAATCAGGCTCGATTACCTGGTGTTGTGGCGCGAAAGCGTCCCGACGTTCTCATAAGGCGCTGAAAAATGCCAACAGTAACAACAGGATCAACGATCACGTTCGGAACTTCGTCGTGGACCGGAAACGTCACCAGTCTTTCGCACTCGGGCATGTCGCGTGCGGTTATCGACACGACACACCTTGGAACCACGTCAGCGCGGACCAAGATTCCGGGCGAGCTGGTTGACGGCGGAACGGTTGAAGTCGGATATCAATGCGATGGCGGCGCGTCCACCGCATGGCCGCCAATCGCGGGCGCCGCGGAGACAGTGACCATCAAGCTCGGCGCGAGCGGCGGTCCATCTGTCGCGTTCAGCGGGTTTGTCAGCGAAAACAACTTCGACATCAGCGGAGACGAGGTGCTGATTACCGGAACGTTCACCATCACAGTCGCAGGCGCTGTGACCTACGGAGCGGCGAGCTAACCATGAAAGTAAAATTCTACCGCAAGCATGGACAACATCAGGCCGGAGAAGAGGCGTGGATCGACGACGTTGTCGGCCATGTTCTGAACGGCCAGGGGCTCGTTTGCATTCTCGACTATGGCCCGACGTCAGGCGTGTCGTCGCGCGTGGTTTCACCTTCAACAGCGGAGAGAACGAATGGACATCAAGACAATACTGACGAAGCCGGCGACGAAAGTCGTTGACCTTCCCGGCCGAGGATCGGTGACGCTGACGGAAATCGCAGGCGAAAGAAACGCTCGATTCCTGAAGCTGATTGATGCCTCGAAAGACAATCCGGAAGACGCCGCGGCGTGGCAGGCGGGGCTTATTGCCCTGTCTGTTTTGTCGGAAGACGGCTCTCCGGCGCTCACGGACGAAGAGGCCATTGGCCTTCCGCTGGCGGTTCGCACCGCCCTTTATGTCGCGGCGTGCGAGCTGAACACAATCGGAGCCAAGGCCGGCGGTGACGCGGAAAAAAACTGAGGGAGCAGCCGTACCGTCTCGCCTGGTTTCGGCTGGCGGTGAAGGACGGCTGCACGGTTCGAGAAGCACAGGCACGTTACACGCTGGCGGAGTTCATGGAGTGGATGGCCTATGACGCCATCGAGCCGTGGAGCCGGGCGATTGAATACGCGGACATTATGAACGCGGTCGCAATCACGGGAGGTCTTATGCCGCACGCGAAGAAGAACGCACGAATCAAGCCGGAAAATTTCATGGTGATGAAGCAGAAGAAGCGCGGCAGCAAGCCGAAGGTGATGAACGCCAAGCAGCTCGAGCGCGCGTTCATGTCGTTTGTCGGCTTTCAGAAGAGTATCGGGAACCTGAACGAAGCGAAGTGATTGAATGCCCAACGCAGGAACAATCACGGTCGGCATGGTCGCGTCTACCAGACAGTGGACGGCCGGTATCAATCGCGCGAAGAAAGACCTCGACGGCTTCAAGGGCTATCTGGCGTCGTCCGCGAAGCAAGTCGGCGCGGCGTTTGCCGGTGTCGTCTCGGTGCAGGCTCTAAAGTCTGGATTATCCGAACTCAAGTCGACGCTTCTGGATATAGACGACCTTGCAACGCAGGCGCTTAAACTCGGCACGACGGCCCGCGACTTGGACGCTATGCGGTTCGCCGCGGAACTCCTCGACACCAGCACGTCGGCGCTCGAGAAGTCTATGCTTCGCATGGGGCGCTCGATTTACGACGCGCGCGAAGGCTCGAAAGAGCAAAAGGTCGCATTCGACCAACTCGGGCTGTCTCTCGACTCCCTGCTTTCGATGAAGCCGGCGGACCAATTTTCGGCCATCGCTTCATCGCTTTCTCGTGTATCTAATGAGACATTGCAGGCGGCTCTTGCGCAGAAGGTTTTCGGCAAGGGTGGCGCCGAACT